TTCGTGCGGTGGTCATGAGCAACCCCAGCGCCGCCGCCGCGACTTACAGCATCAGCAAGACCGCCATCACTAGCAATGTCGCTGCGGTCATTTGCGATGGCACGTTGCCCACCGACCTAATCGGGACAGAGTTCACGTTCCAGAATGTGACTAACGCTACTGCCTTGAACGCGCAAACCTTGGTGGTGGGAATGGAAGATGCGCTAGGTCAGGGTATCAGCAACGTGGCGATCAGCGGCGATGTGTTGACTTTGAGTGTGGGAGGGGACTTCACTCCGTACATCGGCGCAGTCCTCGACCTCGGCGGACTTACGACTGCGACATTTTTGAACGGCGAGAGCATCACGATAGCCACCGTCCCTACGGGAACGACGCTCACCGCCGCTTACACTCATGCCGATTACGCTTCGCACGCCGATACGGGTACGGCAACCATGCCACAGCAACTTCTTTTCCCGTTCACCAGCGCGAATGTTCCAGTAGCGACCTCGACTGGCACAGCGCAAGTAGTGCCGTACTCCACGAATGTCGGGCTGGACAATATTGTGACAGACATTTGCCAGCGCTGCGGCATTGACACCTCGCTGGTGGATGCAGCCGACCTCGCCACCATCGCCACCACGGAAGCGGATACCTATCAAACGGACGGCAGCGGCATCCCCGCGCTGACCATGCTTCAAGGCGGGATGGTGCATTGTTATCAGGGGGCTGGCACAGGCGCACCGTGGAAGTTCTCATATCCGGGCACAGACAACAACTACCCCCTGCCTTCGCCCAAGCTGACATGGCAGTTGCCAAACGACGCGTCAATAAATTTCAACCCGTACCCAGCGGACGATACCTACGTTTCCAACACCGCGCCAGACGGCGAACACTACTGGTCGTTTTTGCAGGGATGGACGAACACCAGCGCGTACAACTTGCAGCCCATGACATTGGCTGGGGTAGTCAGCGGGGGCGGTCTGGGTGCTGCATCTTACGACGGGAACTCGTGGCAGCCGTTCACGCCTACAAACGTCGGCGAGTGGCACGAAGCCAACTGGAACATGGTGGTTAGTTGCACCCTCAATGTTGCCGTAGCCGGTACTTACACCTTCAAAGTCAGTGCCAACTCAGCTTGCATCATCGGCATGGGCAACGGAGCCACCCGCGTACAGAATCCCGATGGCTCTTGGGGACCTATGCTTTTCTCGACTGCCTACGGCGCTCCCAGCCATCTCAGCAAGACCGCGTTAAACGGCTTGCCAATCGTGATGGCAAAAAACGTGGACATGGGCGTCTACAACAACATCGGGGGAATAAATCCGCACACGGGCTTACCGTACTTGAACACCGAGTTATCCACATTCACGGTCAGCCTTCCCGCTGGGCTTGTGAGTATGGAAGTGGATTATGGGTGCCACGTGAACGGCAGAGTCATGTGCATCAATTGGATGATTGGCACCCCTGCGGAAATCGAGGCGGGCACAGCCGTTCAGTCTCCCCTCTTGCCGGTTGTAGGCAGCGCGGGAGCAAGCCCAGTAGTGCAGCCTTTTGGTTTCTTGATTAGTGACCAGAAGGACGGGAAGTCGCTGATCTCCACGTTGCAAGACGCCTACCTGTTCGACTTGGCGGAATCAGATTTCAAAATGAAGTTCGTGCAGCGCGGCGCTCACCAGAGTGTGATGCAGATTCCAGAGAGCGACTTGGGGCTCGTGGCTGATAAGAAGAAGATCATTGAAACCGTTGTGCAGGAGCAAGACGCGCCGAAGACCGTCATCGTGAACTATTTGGACACGACGCCGGGTTTGGACTACCAGCAAGGATCACAGCAAAAGATGCGCTCCAGCCGAGTGGTCACCACTCTGAATCAGAAGACACTCGACCTCACGGACTTGGCGATCAGCGGCGACGAAGCAAGGGCAATCGCCGAAAAGACGCTCTTTGAAGATTGGATGGAGCGCAGCCCTTACGAGTTCAATCTCAGCAGCCCGTTCTATAGCGTGCTCGATCCGACTGACGTTGTGCAGTTTGCCTTCGAGAACGTGGTCTACCAAGAGCGCCTCAAGACTGTTGGAGTGGGGCAGAACTACGCCGTCAAGACGACTGGGGTCAGCCAGCTACCGCAAGCCTACGCCAGCGTAATCGTAGGTGCGCCTGTCAGCCCCGTGATCGTCACGGTTTACAACTGGCTGGAGCAAGACGACGGTTCGTTCTTCTTGCAAGAAGACGGCTCACATTTTTTGATTTCTGTTTAAGGAAGAGGGATATTAACTATGCCAGATGCACGATTTGATCAACTTAACGCCGGTGACCCAGCGCAGGACACCGATCTGCTCCCCATCGAAAGATCGGGCAGCAACTACTACGTCACGGCGGGCACCGTCGCGCAACTCGCGGTTGACTTTGTTTTTCCAACGACCGCTGCCGGTGACTTGATTTTCACTGCCGTGTCAGGCTCTCCCGCTGTCCTGACCCCGACTGTCCTCCCTATCGGCTCGGAGGGCGACGGGCTAACCGTTGTGGATGGCTTGCCAGCGTGGACAGCACCCCTGACTTTGCCAGAACTGTTGGTCGAGCCGCCAGAGCATTACAACTCTGATGGCGTAGCAGGGCAATTAGCGATAGGCAACGACGGCGGCAGCCCGCCTAATCCAGCTTTCTTCATCTGCCTCGTAACGGGCTCGGCTGAGGCATCGCCACCCACCACCGCGCTTTGGCTGATGGTCAACGATGTGGGTGTGTTCTCCACAAGTTTCTAATTACTTCTGACCACCGCCATCAACCAAGACCTATCTTTGTTTCAGTCTTACGGCGATGTGGGCGCGGTAAATTTCACTGTTGGCTCGGGTTGCGAGGTCGTCGTAACCGTGTGCTACGTGGTTCTGACTGGGCTTTCCTAAGATGGTAAGGGGTGGTGCGGCTGAGTCCGCAACATGGAAGGCAGCGGAACTGACGGCGGTATAACGAGTTTGCCCCGGCACACTGTACGCTCTCGTTCCAGTTTAATTCAAGCTTCAGCGGAGCAGTTTTTCAGTTAAGGCGTGCCGGAGAAGAAAAACCTAAGAAAAACCCCCAGAGATAGGAAAGCACAGATGTCGTGCCGAGTATCTCTCCTCGCTTGTATTTTCCATGCTGAACCCACGGATTATCGGGTTTTACAGTGCCACCGAACCAGATCATCGCGGTCGTTACCTAGAACATTGACGGCTTCCCGCCGCACAGTTCTGCGGCATGGTTGAAGGCTTTAACGAATCGTTGAGCATAGGTCGAGTCGTTATTAGGGCTGGTGTCGTAAATGGGGAAGGTGGTGTCACCTGTTGAACGGGCGGCGTTACCTCTTCCTGACCAGTCTACTACGATACTTTGCACATCGTTCGTAGTTCTAACACGAACATCCGTCTTATTAAAACCTTGTATGTTACCGCCCAGTCGCTCAAAAGTTGTGGCAGTAGGATCAATATCTTTCAATGCAAAAGATATCGAGTGTAAGCTGTGGGTATCTTTCGTGCGGTCGTCCCCGTTTTTATCTTCATGCTTCACGTATTCGTACTTGATGCTCACTGTGCAACCCGCTATGAAGTCCAGACTCAGGTAGGCGTATTCATGCCAATGATAAATATCGTTGTAAAGGACATTGTCTCCATCACCGTTGGCAAGAGTGCTCTGCATCCATCCGAGAGTTTGTAGCAGCGGAGAACCGCCTGTCGTCTGCCCCGCTGTAACAGGCTCCGCTTCCTCGGGAAGAGGCTGAACTTTTGGCAATCTGGACAGAAGCATGGGTTTCACAGCGTTAATTGGGATAGCAAAATTCAGGTTCTCTCCGCCTACAAGATGAGAAGTTGTGATGCCGACCACTTTTCCTGCCATATTGAACAACGGGCCGCCGCTGCTACCGGGGGAGATCGGCACCGTGATCTGCACGAATTTACCCCCCTCTTCCTCGACAGTTCGGATTCCGCTGATAATCCCGTTTGAAACCGTCGATTCGAGCGAGAGCGGACTACCTATCGCGATAACTTGCTGTCCGACTTGGAGCCGGTCAGAATCCCCGAGAGTTAGACTCCGAAAGTTGTTCCCATGCGCCTTGATGATGGCAACGTCACGATCTTTGTCGGACGCAAGCACACCATCTACAGCAAAGAAAGCACCGTTTGGGAGTTTAATGACAGCGGAGCTTCCGTTCCTGATGACGTGGTAGTTGGTCACGACGTGACCATCTTTGCTTATGAGGAAGCCGCTGCCTTGGGCGAGAGGATGACCATCCTTATCCGACATGACGATTGAGACGACGGAGCCATTCGCTTCTCGGGCTATCGCGGGGATATCCAGATCAGGGCTTTTGCTTGTGCTCGGAGCGTTCTGTGCCAACATCGCCGCCAACAGCAACAGAACAGATGCTATGTACTTCATCAATGAGGTCCGCCGACAGCCTATTCTGACACTTCTTAGCCCCGTTTGTCGATAACCGTCACCTTGGGGCGCTCGTACCGTATCGGGTCAGCTTCTCGTAGCTTCCTTATGTAGCTGAGTGCAGCGTCTTGGACAACATTGGAAGGACGATGGTCACCCTGCTCGCCCGACTGCGGACCCTGCTCCTTGGAATTGTGCGAGTCCGACCCCATATTCACACTGTATGGTTGCCCCCCATCAAAGTGGGGTCAACAGTACTTCCGTAATCAACTCGGAGAACCCAACTGTGCGTGAGCGGGGCAGCGACCGTAGAGTGCCAGCAGGAGCGTCATAGCATAGCGTTACCGAGCTGTTTCGCCCTTCCCCTTCACGATGAAGCAGACCTTGCATGGTGGGGAACCTATGCCCCCGCAAAGGGATGTGTACTGACGTGCGATTCGGATTACATCGGTGACGTGTGCCGCAGAGAGCGTTCTGCGAAGATGGCCCTGAGGCACAAAAATGGGAACCATGAAGGCAATAATGTTGATGTTAGCAATTTTGATTCTAGCCGTGAGCATGATTGCCTGCGGGGCATCTGCGAAGAATAGCAGTCAGCCAGCAATGACGTTGGGTGATTGGACGGGAACCATCACAGGTGTGCCAGCACCACCTTTTACGTCATCTACAGCCGTCCTCAACTTTGGAGCACCACAGAGCGCGACTGGGTGGTTTGATTCAAGCGTGTCGTTGAACGACACTTGTGGATTTCCCGATGCGAATACTTTGACTACCACGAGGAACGGAAACAACTTCACCATGTCCGGCCCCGATGGATATGTGGGGAGCAGCGTCTTAATAACCGGGACGGTTTCTGGCACGACAGCTAGCGGCACTATCAATTTTTCAAGTTTGTGTGCGGAGCCTTCTTGGACTGGTGACTTCACTGCGACTCTACAACCCGGCACGCAGCAACCGATGGTGAAAACCGCAACTGTGTGGCGTGCCGACCAGTAGCTTTACCGAACGGTTCCGCCCCTTGGGGCGGCGTGATAGCCGTGCTCCAATCGGGAGAAAAGTTATGAAACGCATTTTGTTCGCAGTGCTCGCTCTCGCTGTCTGTGTTGGCTGTAGTGGTAGTAAGACGAGCAACTCACAGCCGCAACCGCAACAGCCACCCCCACCCCCGGTTGGTAATGGTTTCGTGGGCGTTTATGGCGGCTCGGTCACAGGAACGAACTTCGTTGGGACAGTTCCATTGTCTATGGGTATCTGCTATGAGAATTCCAGCGATTCATGTGAAGCAAGCGGCGGGACTCTGATGATAGAAGATGGCACTATCTTTATGAATTGTAATGGCAATAGCGGGGCTGGTGTCCTCAATACCCCT